TCCCTGTCGGGGTAATCGAAATCGGCGTCCGTTGGGTCCCACCAACCAAGCTCGTCAGGGAAAGATTGCTGCCGGTGGCCATGAGCTGGAATGTCCAGGCTGATCCAGTCGGAGCAGGGTCTTGAATGTTCACGTCGGGGCCTGCGCCAATGGCATCAGACGCCGTGCGATTGGCGGTCAGCACGATACCGGTAACCGAATTGGAGAACGTCGCTGAAGTCCCTCCAAGCGGGCCAGTTAGTGTTCCGCCCGACAATGGTAGGTAGCGCCCGATAAGCGTCCGCAGGGCCGAGGAGGTGTCCGCCAGCAGGATGCGCGCGAGGGCCATGGAATCGGCCTGGAGGGTCCGGAGCGTGGTTGCGGTGTCGGAGATCAGCATATCGACCTGCCCCGCCGTCTGCCAGCCCTGGGAGTTCGCGGCGAGGCTGTCTCCGATGAGGGGGGATGCCTGGGCGGAGTCCAGGTAGTACCCCGCGTAGTCGCTCCGCTGAGGCACTACAGGCCCAGTGCGCCCGGCGAACGAGGAGACGCCTCCGCCCCCGCCACCGCCCGTGATCGGCACGCTGGTGGCGCTGGTAATGCGCCCGAAGGAGTCCACTGTGCCCTGGAAGACATGGGTCGCGTCCCCGTACGCCCCCGGCGTGACGCCGGAGTAGTTGAGGAAGATGGTGTCACCGGAGCGGCGCAGACCCGTGCCGACATTCCACACGGAGTCGAGGTACATGAGATCCACCGGAGCGCCCGAGGTGGGGCGGTGGAGCACGAAGGTTCCTGGGCCGGTGGGAGACTGGGCCAGGGCCGCCGCGATGGTGAGTAGGAGTGCCCTGAGAGGTCCCTTAAGCACCGACATACAGCACCCCGAAGATGTGTGCGCCAACATTCGCGGGCCACATGAGCGTCAAATTGCTTCCCCCAGACCCGTCTCCGTATGCAGGCGAGAGCGTGATGTCATACCCACCGAGAAGGTGCGTCGTGACCGGAAACATGGTTGGTGTTGCCGCCTGGGAGAACATGCCCATGATAACCCCCTTGGGTACGGAAGATGCGACGGCCTGCCAGGCCAACCACTGAGCTTCAACAATTCCAGCCATATTTATGCCGTAGTGTACGGGGTGGGATCCAGCTCCGGTACCAGTCGCCATCGCGGGAATGTCGACATCCAGGTAGAATACGTTCACGGACAGTTGGTTGAGGCGGACCTTGGCATTGCCGACGGCCAAATCTGCTCCAGAGTTCCCTGCCGCAACCGCTGTGCAGGGCACCGTGTAGATGCCTACACCTCTGGACAACACGACTTCTGCGGCTTCTGCTCGGGTCGTCTCTGCGGTCACCAATGCCGTAGCGGATACCAGTGCCGCCGCTGCCGCGCCCGCCGCGTCGAACGCCGAAGATGCTTGCGTCGCGGCGGACCCGAGCCCCAGGTTCGCCTGCGCTGCCGTCGCGCTCACGATGTCGGACAGGTTGTTCGCCGGCTGAAGAGTGCTCGCCAGGAGTTGCGCAAGTGTCACCTTGCGGCTGGTGGGGGCGGACTGCGACAGCTGCTGAAACTCCAAGAGGTCCGTCGCCGGCGTGAGCACCGTCGCGGCAGTCAAATCCTGAATTCTGTAGCCCATGGTTAGCCCCCCACCAGTCTTGTTTGAAGGTCATCTGTAACTCGCACCGTGCCGTCGTCGGTGATGCGGAAGTCCGTGAAGATCAACTGCACACCCGCCGGCACTGCCGATGGCCGAATCTGCGCCACGGTGATCCCCGGGATCGCCCCCGTACCATAGAAAGCATACACCTTGGCGGGCTGCACTTCTTGTAGGATGATGGGGGCGACGCCGCCCGCCACTCCGCGGATCGCCGCGATCAGCTGCTCGGGTGTGCCGGAGGTTGCCTTCAGCGCCGCTGTCTGGACGGTGATCCGATACGCGGAGTCCGTCGCGCCGTTGCGCAAGGGTGCCCCGAAGATCGCCCCAAGCATGTCCAGCTGCACTCCGATGGCCGTGGCCATGTCGAACGCCGTCAGCAACTCCTGGATCGCGTCCTCGACCAAGTTCATCTCCGAGGCCAGCATCGAGATCATGTTCGTGATCCGCGAGGGCGTCGTGTCGGTGCGCCACTTGTACTGCTCCAGGAGAAGCTCCTGGAGGTCGTTGTGGTCGACTGGCTGGATGGGTTCGTCGCTCATAGCGTACCGTAGGCGATGTAGGTGCCGTTCGGGATCTCCGCCACGTTTCCGGGGCCGAGCACGATGGGCCCTGCGACGTAGGTGCTGCCGTCTGTGGAGACCGTCACCTGCGCGTTTCCGATCCCCGGCACCGTGTAGATGGGGGCCAGGAACCTCGGCGCGATCACGTCCTTGCCTGCGGTGAACTCCGCCGCCGCCCACGCGAGAATTGCGGTCGTGATCGCCGCGTTGCCTGGGAAGGACTCCTCGGTGTAGAGGTCGTAGAGCACCTTCACCCAGATGAGCGTCGCCGTCGGAATGTTGAAGGAGACGTTGTGCAGGGTCCCTTGGGAGTCCGGCACCGAGCGCGTCGTGTTGCCCCCCGTGGCGATGCCTGCGGGTTTGCTGGCCCACACCGCGTTGGCGATGGCCTGGGGATCTCCGCCGACCACGGTCGCCGTCACGGAATGCGCTGGGGTGTAGGCGTCGATCGCCGTGTCGCCGTCGTTGGAGGACACCGCCACGGTGGAGACACCGGCCACGTTGTCGTAGATGTAGGCGGTCATGGCGGCGGGAGTGGAGAGCCCAAGGCCGATCTGTTGTGCGCGGCGCAGGCGCAGGGCGTCGTCGGTCTCCACGTCGCGACCAGGAACGCCGGGCACGAGGTTCGTCACGAAGGCCCAGCCGGTCTGCGGGGAGACGATCGCCGTCAGCTCGTTGATCGCCACGGTCTGGGCGCCGGTCACGTTGCAGATGAACGAACCCTGGGAGCCGATGAGATCCGTCGTCCACTGCGAGTTCGAAGGGTTAGCCGACGAGTAGGAGTACGGGGTCATCGGGTGCTGAAGCCGAAGGACCACGCCCGTCGGGAACTGCTCACCGCCAACCGCGTCCGTCGTCGGGTACTGGATCACGCCGCTGGACCAGACCTGGGCCACGCCAGGAAGCGTCGGCGGTGTGGGGGTGCCCCAGGTGCCTGCGTTGATCGCGATGGCGAGCAGATTCATCGTGTTGATGGCCCGCGTCGTGGCGTCCGCGTCCGAGGTCGCGGTCACGGAGAAGCTGCCGAACGATGTGACCAGCGTCACCGTGGCACCGATCGCTGGCACGGTGCCGAACGACAGGTAGAGGTCCTGGCAGGAGCCCGACGAAATGACGGCGTTGGTGGATAGGGAGAATACCACCGCCCCCCTCACCCGTCGGGCCGTGCTGCCAGAAGGAATCGTTACCCCGTCGTTGGCGGGGAGAGCGTAGAGATTCGCGTACACCGTGGACTCCGCCGCGGCGATACGCACGACGCCCGTGTAGGTGCAGATGCGGTCCAGGGCCGCACCGGAAGCCTGTGCCGGATCCATGGATGCATAGACCTCCTGAGTCGCGTCCCACATGTCGCCCAGACCTGCGGCCTCCAGGCCCAGGAGCTGTCCCGTGGGGCCTTCGGCGGAGGTGTCGATCGTCGGGCCGAAGAACGAGACCATCGCGGCGTTGAGGCTGGAGAGGATCTGCTGGAGCGTGCGGGCGACGAAGCCCGTGGTTGTGACGTAGGTTCCCATCAAATGCTCCCTTGGACGGCTGTGCCGTCGGTGGCGATGGCGGAGAAGTTCACGTAGAGCGTCCGCGTCGCGGAGTTCAACTTGCAGACCACGGAGACCACCGAAGACACGCCGGGCACGAGCGCGATCTGCGCTGCGAAATACCTCTGGAGGGTGGCGAGATTCGGCCCCTTGATGAGCACCTGCCCGACGTAGTCGATCCCGATGGAAGGGTCTTGGTACCACTCGCCCAGCATGGTGCGTAGCCGGGTGATGACCGCCTGGGCCACGACGGCGTTGGTGACTTGGTGGAACTTCAGTTGCCCGGTGGGATCCAGGTAGAGGTCGTACATCGGCGTGGCGATCGTGGGGTCCACGGCGTCGATCCCGAGGGCGATGGTCGTGCTCATTTCAGAAGCTCCTGCAGGGAGGCCTTGTCGAGAGCGACCTGTGCTCTCGCGACAGTGTGCAGCGTGGCGGCGGCTGTGGCCGCAGCGACGGCAGCGGTGAGGAAGGACGCACCGGCGGAGATCCCGGCCCCGACGTTCGTGAAGTTCAGCGTCAAATCCTGTCGAAGCTGGTCCAGCTCGGCGTAGATCGTCTCCAGCTCCGCCCGGAGGTCGGTCTGGGCGTTTCGAATCCCGACCGTCGCGCCCAGCTCCACGATCGAGCCGTTCCCGCTCACCAGCACCACGGCATCCATCGTCGCGCTGGCGGGGAACTCCGGTGCGGAGCTCCAAGTCCAGAGGCCGGGGATGGCGATGGCGTCGGTCAGGGCGTGACGGTCCAGCGAGCCCGGGTCGGCTAGGTCGCTCCCGTCGCTCTGCAGGTATCTCCCGATCCCCACCTCGGAGAACACCAGCGTCACGCCGTCGCCCGGGTTGATCGGGAAGAACAGGGTGCCCAGGGCGGAGGAGGGGAACACCACCGGCACGCCGCCGATGGGCGGGATGTCCATGAGCACACCGTTGGAGGACGGGAGCCGAACGGAGGGCTGGACCGTGGCGCGGCGGGTCTTGTGGCCGTCGTAGGACGTCACGATCCCGGGGATGCTGGTGTGGACGCCTTCGATGTTGGCGTCGATCAGGAACTGGACGGCCTCGGGAAGGGTGATCTTCGACATCAGACGTTCCCCGACGCATCGCGCGATGCGTGGATCGCCATGTCGAAGTCCTCGCCAAAGTTCGTCAGGCGATAGGTGATGTCGTCCGCCACGAGAAGCATGTATCCGTCGGTGGAGAGCGCCGGGTGACTTACCTTGACGGGGCAGTTGGGGCGGGCAATGTGGTTGACGAGCCCGTGGAGCTCGACACGCTCCCGCTTGGCTTCGGCGTCAGCGTACTTCTTATACCACACGGTCTGCGCGGCGCGTGTCTGCCCGTCAGGAGACTTTCGCTTGTTGTAGGCCGCTTGGGCCTTCTGGAGCGCCCGCGCAGCCTTGACCTCTTTGCGCCAGGCCGTGACCTCGTGGACCACCCACTTGGCGCTGGTGAGTCCGCTGGTGAGGTCCCACATCAGCGTTTCGATTTGGAAGTCGGGCTGGCCCGCCTTGAAGACGCGAAGTTCTGCGAGGTCGTAGTAGAGCCCCAAGTTGACCCCGGGTGCGGCAAGGATCTTCTCGACCCTCCGGAACATCTTCCGCATCGGCCCCACATCCACGAAGCCGCCCTGGGGAACGATGTTCGATACGTTCACCCCGAAGACCGGCACCCCGAGGATCAGGCCCAGGCCGTTGAGGATCGTCTGGAGGTCGGTGCCGGGGTCGTAGGAGACTGCGGTCAGAAGAGTTTCGAATTCCATCGACCGCGCGCGGAAGCCGTAGGCGTTGATGGTCGTCACCCAGTCGCTCTCGATCAGCGTCGATGTGGCGTAGTCGATCTGGCCCAAGAAGATCGTGCCGAAACCCTCGTCGGTGTAGCCCGCGTCCACCCGCAGGATCTTGCCCGGATCTTCCAACCACTTCCTCGTGTCGGAGTTCAAGTTCATGATCTTGACTTCGGCGACGTTGCGATCCATCGTGTTCGAACGGTGGACCTCCGCGGAGGCGTGCAGGGAATCCTCGCCGGTGACGTGGTTGATCCCGGCGAGCTGGTAAAGTTCGCCCTGCTGCATGAGCGTCGCTGTGCCCACCTGCGTCCCCGCAGGATTGTCCCCCGCGTAGATGTCCAAAACCCTACCGAACGCCATTTTGCACCTCCCAGGCGGCGATCTCGGTGGCGTTGAGGTAGCAGAGGAACCACTGGGATCCCAGGTCCGGGAACGCGATGGGCTGTCCCACGACGCCGCTGGAGGCTGGGAAGACGATGAAGTCCCCGGGGAATGCGAACAGGCTCTGCACGGCGCGCAGGAGTGGGAAGCTCGCAACCACCTTCACCCCGTAGAACGATGACGTGGTGCCGTCGGCCAGGGTCTGGGTCACATCCAGGAACCAGAAGTTGCTCCGCCCGTTCCACCGCAGCGTCACCACGACGGCTGTGCCCTCGTCGGTCACGAACCGAAAGGTCTGCTGGGAGGAGAGGAAGGGGTTGTAGGCGAACTTTTTCATGTGCCGTCCCCCGAACCCTCTGCGCTGATGATGCCGCTGGGCGGGACGGGCGTGTCGGTAGGTGTCTGCGTGCCGTTACCGGCAGGCTGCATGGCGCTCAAGTTCCGGGGGACCGTGGGGTTCGTGGCCTTGGCGGACACGGCCAGCGCCGTCGTGTTCAGCTTGGCGATCACCTTGATCTGGACGTAGTCGATCGTGAAGGTCAGCGAGTCGCCGTCCTCGTGGGTCTTCGGCACGGACACCCTGGTGATGACGATGGAGTTCACCGAGTAGGTCTCCAGCACGGTCACCAGCGTCACGGTGGTGCGGGCCAGCATGAGCAGCTTGAAGGCGTCGTAAGCGGCCAGCGCCCGGTTCACGGACGGGCTCCACGTGGAGGCGTTGACGCCACCGGGCCCGTATTTCAAGGAGTAGTTGGAGACCAACACCTTGAGCCTGCCCGACATGGGGAGGGGTTGGATGTGGTCGGTGATCGGGTCGCCGCTCTGGACCGGGTGCTGGCAGACCTTGGCGGAGAGGGTGATCTCCTCCTCGATAATCAGGTCGAAGTCGATGGCCCCGAGGGTCGTGGTGCCCGCGCCGGGGGATCCCGCCGTGAACTTGAGGCCCTGGCCGGACTTCCGGAAGAAGATGCTCCCCTTCGAGTAGTCGGACTGGTTGGCGTTGAACTGTCCCTGGGCGTTCTCCTGGAGGCCCATGCCGGTCAGCGGGCCGGGAAGGTCCGGGGACTTCTTGGAGAGCCCGTCGGCCTGGAAGTACTGGGTCTGGATCTTCTGCAGGTCGGTGGGGGTCGGTGCGCCGTCCGGGAGGAACCGAGCGCCGACCGTGGCCACGCCGATCGCTGTGGCGAGGCCGTTCATTCGGCGGCCTGGGCGATGCCGTTGGCCAGGACGTCAAAGTGGGTTCGGAACGACATCCCGGCCAGCCGCAGGACGTCGTTGGGCACGTTGCCCTTGGGGGTGGTGTTGGCGGCGGTCTGCTGCGCAGGCGGCAGCAACTTGGAGAGACCGTCCGTGATCTTCCCCATGTCCGTGGACATTTGGGCCATCAGCTTCGCGGACAGATCTTCCTGCAGAGGTGTGCCGGACTCACTGGGCTTTGCCACGGGGTGCGAGAGCAGGAAGTCCAGGTTCTTGTGCGCCAGGAGTAGCTTGCGGTTCGCCTCTAACTCCTTGAACGCATCCCCGCGAGGTCCTTTGTTTCGGAACGCTTCGCGCTCGGCCATCTTCACTTCCGTCTCCGCCGTGGACTTGTTGGCCACCCACGCTCCGTACTCCATCTGGCGGTTCACACTCGCATTGTCCTGGATGGCCTCATGCAGCTCCAGGATCTTCTGGATTGCCCACCCTGTGGCGATGGTCAGCCCGATCATGCCCGCCTGCGATGTGGCGAAGAAGGCGTTCATCGCACTGCGGGTCCCGAAGACCTTGGTGTACTCCCACAGGCTCGTCAAGGTGCCTTGTAACATGAACGCCCGAAGGCTCGCCAGGGCGGTGGCCGCTGAGAAGCTCACCATGAAGGTCGTCACCTTCGCGATCGCAGGGCCGACGCCAGCGAACATCATCAACAACGCCAGCAAAGACACCATGAGCAGGTTGTGCTCGCGGATGAACTTCACCACGTAGGCGAGGTAGCCGAGCAATTCCAGGAGGGCTGCGGAGATCCTGAACACCGCACCCATCGCTGCCCCCAGCATTTCACCGAAGCTGCGCAAGCTGTCTCCAGCCCCCTTGGTGCCGCCCACTACGATTCCGAGGGTGTCGATGAAGTCGGCGACCGACTTCTTGAAAGCCTCCCACCCGGCCACCATATCCGTACTTTTCAAGACATCCCACAAGTACTGGAGTCCCGCCGCCAAGTTGGTGAACGCCGTGCCAAGCCAATCCAGGTTGATGTGGGCGGTGAAAATCATCAGCTCTTTGGCGATGGGGAACAGCTTCTGCATCGCAAGGCCCGCGCTGATCCGCAAGTTATCCAGCATGTTGGTGAGCGCGCCGGAGAACGTATGCACCTGATGAAGCTGGTGCTCGAAGTACATTCCGCCCTTGGTGGTGGCGTACTCGATGGCTTGGTCGATCATCCCGATGGTCAGCTCTCGGTGCATCGCCAGGGTGCGGAACTCGGCCTGCTTCTTCCGCATGAATGCCTCGGTCGCGCTGCCCGATCCCACGTCCTCACCCTTCTGCATGAGCCCTGCCTTCTCGGCGGCCATGAGTGCAAGCTGCTGGGTGGGGTCGAAGTTGCCGCCTTGCCGGAAGCGCATCAGCTCCCGACCCGCCGCGAACCCTTGGGCGTTCACACGCCCGTAGACCTGCGAAAGACTTGCCAGTTGCTCAGAGGTCGTAGCGATGTCTCCGAGGATCCTCACCTTTGGCATGATCTGGTCCAGCGGTACCATGCCCATTCGCATCTGCACCGTGGCGTTGAGAATATCCTTCATGTAGAAGGACGTGCTCTTCGCGTAGTCGGTGACACCCTTGAAGATCACCTGAGCTTTGTCGGCCGATCCGGTCATAACCTGGAGCTGGGTGGTCATGGTCTCCAGCTCACGTGAAGTGTCCAGGACGCTCTTGCCGATCTCGTAGAAACTCAGCCCCAGCGCGAGTTTTCCCAGAAATCCCTTGAACTCCGCCAGCGAAGACTTCGCGCGGTTGAGGCCGAGGTTCAGTTCCCGCGGATCGACCTCGAAGCCCAGTCTGGTGAGAAGTTCAGCGACGACCATTTTGTTCCGAGTCCCTCATCTGGTAGGTGTTTTGCGCCGCCTTCGTCATCTGCTCCTGGCGCAGTATCCCAAGGTAAGCGTCGATGTCTTCAAGGTCCCATCGCATGACTTCCTGCAAAGATCCGATGGACTTCACAACCATCCAGATCTCGTATTCCGCTTCCGTCTGGGCGTCTAGCCACCCAACTTCGCCAAGTCCAGGCCCTTCGTCCCGAAGAGCTTTTGTAAGCCACTGGTTCCGGGGGTTCCCGCGCCACCCCCGATTACGGCAAAAGGGGAGAACTTGTTGTACCTCGCGACCTCTATGGCGAGGCGATAAAACATGGTCGGCCCTTCCCCCATGAGCCGAAACGCCTTTGCGATGGCGCTTGTCGAGTCGAGTAGAAGCTGCGAAGGTGCTCCGTTCGCCTGATCGTCGGACTCGGAAATCCAGACAACTCCCGCGAACAAGTCCTTGAAGAGTTGGTCAGAATCGTCCAGCTCTCCCAGAGCCATCGTCAAGGCCTGCACCAGCATCTCCGGGTCCAGCCCGGCCAGTGGATCTTCTTCCTCCTTCGGGGCTGGGCTCACATCGGCGGGCTCTTCTTCCTCGACACCTTGAGGATTCGCCAATTGGGGTTTCACCCCTGCGGTCATTCCCTTGAGCACCAGTAGGCACGGGGCCACCACCTTGGCGACCTTGATGTCGCACTTCTTGGCCTTGAACGGGTCCATGGGGGTCAGTTGGAACCTGTGCCCCAGGATTTCGATTTCCTTCACTTCAAGCATCTGGATCTCCCTTCCATGTGCTTACGGTTTGCTCGATCAGTCGCCGGCGATGAAGTTCGCTCCGACGCCCGTGGCGATCTTCCACGTGTAGTTCTTCAGCGAGTCCGCGTAGTCCACGTCCGGATCCTTCTCGATCCACGCCGACGGAGCGGCGAAGACGGAGGGCGGGGTGGCCGACACGGAGGACGCCGAGGTGTCCGTGATCGTGAGGGGAAAGATCCCCTGGTTCGAGAGCTGGTCCGCCGCGAGCAGTCCGGAGAGGACCGCGTTGTACGGCGACGTCTGCTTCAGGGTGATTTCCACCTCGAAGTCGTAGGCGTTCTTGTTGATGCGGTCGATCTCGCCCGCCGCCCCGCGCTTCTTCTCGAAGGCGGAACCCGAACGAGTGACCTTGACGAAAGAGCCGTCCGCGAAGCCGGAGATGACTCCGACCCCTGCGATGGCGACGATGACCTTGGAAGGGTCGAAAGTTCTGACCGTGGTAGACATCTGCCGTCCTCCTTAGAACGAGACCGTGCCGTTGATGACGACAGTGTTGACCGCTCCCTGCACTCGGGCCAGGAAGCTGACGTTGGGAAAGTTGCGGTTCGCCTTGTCGGTGGACGAGATGTTCGCCACCTTGGGGACCGTGACCACGATGGACGTCGGGTCCACGATTCCGTTGGCCGCCGCCGCCTGGAGCACTCCGGCCACCGTGGCCTGGAGGAGAGCCCCGCCCGCGTCGGTGAAGGGCACCTTGGTGTTCCCGGCGAGCAGCTGGAGGATCTCGGTCTGGATGTTGGTGTGAAGCCAGTCCACACCCATCGTGATGTCGAAGTACTTGTAGGTGCCGCCGGCGACCCATCCGCGCTCGGTGAAGTTGAGCCCAGCCACCGTGGTGAACGTGCTGGCGAGCTTGCCCCAAGCGTAGAGCTTCTGGCTCACCGTCAGCGCGTCCGGAGTCACGCCGGACAGAGTCCGGTAAGCGGGATTCCAGGAGCCCAAGGGCAGGGTCAGCACGTAGCCCAGCCAAGCGGCGGAGATCGCCTCGCCCGATGCCGGAGCGCCGGCGGGCGCCGCGCCGATGTTGATGGAGCGGTTGGCGTAGGTCGCGCCAGCGGGGTTGACCGCCGAGACCGGGGTACCGGTCAGCGCCTGGATCGCGGCGACCAGGTTGAGGAACGTCTGGGCGTCGCTGGTGTTGTAGAGGACCGAGTACGCCTGTCCGTTGATCGTTCCCGCGACCGTGTTGCCGGTGATGAAGGCGGCGCTGAAGGACAGGTTGACCACGCCCACACCGATGCTCGGGGTGGAGACCGTCGCGACGGCCTGCGACGCGCCGCCGGTCACCGTGGACGACGCGGTGGCGATCGCGGGCACGTGGTAGGTGACCACGGTGTAGTTGCGGGTCAGTGCGGCGATCTGCGTGGCGGCGTCGCCGGATCCTGCGGCCAGGATGGCGGGGTCGGCCGAGTCCGTGAAGAACGGACGGGTCGCGGTTTCCGCCCACCCGGCGATCTGGAGCTGCTCGGTGATGCAGGCGGACACCGTGGTGGCGTTGGGCACCGCCACGAAAGCGTACCAGTTCGGGTTCTCCGCCTGGATCGCGGTCAGCGCGGTGGGCCAGTCGGGATCGCCGGAGTCCCTGCGGCCCACGACGAAGCTCTGCACGTTGGGGTTCTGCGAGAGCATGCTCTGCGCGTACAGGTACACGCAGTCGAAGGTGTTCCACCCATCGGCGATCATGGCGGCCAGCGACGTGTAGATCCTGGAGCGCGTGAAGGTCACGGTGGTCTTGGCGGGCAAGAACTGCGCCGCGATCATCGGGGTCGCGAACGCCACCTGGGAGGGAACGATGGCCCCGATCTTGATGGAGACCGGGACGATTTGGTCGAGAGGCGTGGCCATGGTGGCTCCTTACTTGGTTTCGGTTTCGGCGGACTCGACCACAGGGGCTTCGACCACAGGGGCTTCGACCTCGTTGGCGACATGGGCGAGCTCGTCCACGACGATGTGCTCGCCTGCGGCGGCAACCTCGGCGAGGCCGGCCTCCACAACGGATCCGGCGGGTTCGCCCAGCTTCTCCTCGATCACCGGGGCGGCGGACTTCAGGGCGGTGTCGACCGCTTCCTTGCCTGCTTCTTCGGCGACGGGCAGGACCTTCTCGGCTTCGGCGAGAGCCAGTTCACGAAGTTCCTTGATGAACGCCACGACGGCGTGCTTGACGCGCTCCTTGGCGCCGTCCGGCCCCGCGCAGTTGCTGGCGAACTCGATGCGGTGAAGGAGCCCGTGCTCCAGGTGTTCCCATCCGTTGACAAGAAGATTGCTCATTTAGGGCCCCAGGGTTTGAACGAGTTGAGCGGTGGCGACGGAAGGCACGGCATCCGTCGAGAGGTTGTTCACGGTGAACGATGGCTGCCACCGGTGTTCCCGGGTGTACTGCGTCTCCGTGGACAGGTACGGCAGCGAGAGGATCTGGTCGGAGAAGCGAAGAGCGCCGACGCCGTTGGCGGAGAACAGATCCTTCACGGTCTGCGTCTCCAGGCTTTCCTTCAGCGCGCGCAGGCTGTCGCCCAGGCCGCGCACTTCCCAGAACACCGGGCGGACGACGTAGCTGTAGTTCAGGTCGGTCTCCAGGGTGTCCTGCACGGCGTCGACCAGACCGTAGGGCTGCCAGTCGTTGTCGTCCTCGATCGCGACATAGGTGCCCGTGACAGGGGGCGAGGCATTCTGGTACGCCTGGAACACCGGGACGGCGCCGAGCACGCCGTATGCCCAGGTGTAGAGGAACGTGTAGAAGGCTTGGCCGGTCATGCCGTGGCCTCACGAAGCTCGGCGAGGTATTCGAAGTGAGGGATGAGCCCCACGTCGAAGGGGTTCTCCTGGATCAGCTCGTAGTTGCTGCCTTCGTAGACGAAGATGTCGCCGTTGGCCTTCGGGTCGGCGACGCTTCCCACCTGGAGCTTGCGGTCGGAGAAGATGCGGGTCTTGCCCACACCCATGCGCCCGATCTGGAGCGACACGAGGTCGCTGTTCGCCGGCTGGGCGTCCCCGATGAACGGCACGGTGGTCGTGGCTCCAACGGTGAGCTGGCCGTTGACCCAGATGTCCGCCGTCTGGCGGGTGACTGAAAGGTTCTTGGGGAACATAATCACGGGATCCACGCCCTCTCGACCATCGAAGCGACCTGCACCTTGGCGGTGGTCGTGTCGCGCATCTGCCGGGTGTCGACGAGAGGCTGCTCGGAGTTGTTCCCCGCAGCGTAGCGACGACGGAGGGTCGCCTCGGAAAGGGAATCCCAAGCGTTCTCGCCGTCGAACACGCGATCGAACCGACTGCGCCAGAAGGATCCCATGGCCTGCAGAACGGCCTCGGGGTGCTTCTTGCGCAACAAGAACGCCCGGTACTCATGAACGGTCAAGTTCACCAGCTCCGCACGGAACCCGGCGTTGCGGTAGGCGGTGCGGTGAACGGGACGGGCCGGGATCATCCGGGCGTAGGAGCCCGTCTCATGGACGAGCGCGACCGTGGCCACGTTGGTCCGGTAGTCGTAAATCAGGGTGCCCTTGGCGCGACGCTTCAACTTCGGGCGGGTGCCCTCGGCCTGGTGCCAGCCTGCGGTAGCACACAAGGTCTTCAACCCTTCGGCGCGGACCTGGAGTTCACGCAGGACCTTCACGTTCTCGACGGTGTGGGCAGTCATGGAGATCATCCGCCGTCCCACATATTGTAGTCCCAAGCTGCCGCGGGGACATCCCCACCAGCCACGACGATCGAGGAGAAACACCGATCGCGCAGGCCGATGAGATTCTGCCCCCAGTAGGTCTGCTTCAAATCCTCGTCAGGATCCGCGGAGGAAGAACGACCACGACCAGCGGAGAACCCGATGGAGGCTGCGCCTTCCTTCTTGGAGTTGACGGGGCCCGACTCGCCCATGGGGCGCTGGCCGGGGGAATCCAGCTGGGCCCAGTGCATCGCGAGGAGCGCTACGGCCATGGCCCAGGTGTTCGCGCTGGGCCAGGAGGTCGCCGTGACCGGCGCCGTCTGATCCGTCGCGAGCGAGATGTAGGTGGAAATGCCTGAAAGGGCCGCGAGTGCCGGGGCGCGTGCTGTGATGATGTCCAGCGGCTGCAGCGACACTCGCTACCTCCTTACTCAGGCTTCTTGTTGAACTTCTCGATGCGGTTGGCGATGGCGGCGCGAACGGAGTCGCGGCCCTCGGTTTCCTTCCACATATTCAGCGTGTCCGAGCTGTGCGTGTCGGCCACGACCTTCTCGGCAGCCTGGGCATCCAGGTCCTTGAGGGACTCCACGTCGACTTCGGTCGAAACGTCGACCGTCTTGTCGCCGCGCTTCTCCGGCACGTTCTTCTTCACGGTCAGCACGGCCAGTGCGCCGTTCTTCAGGTGCGACTTGGCGAAGTGGGAAACCCCTGTGGGGATCTCCTTGGTGCCGTCGGCCTTGGGTTTGATCCCGCGACCGAACTGCTCCAGCTCGTGGGCTTCGGATAGGATGTAGACACCCTCCGCCCAGGCTTCCTTGGGGATGTGGGTGTGTCCCGGAGGGAACTTGAAGACGACGGCTTGGTGATGGTCCACGGGGACGATGATGAGGCCGTCGGTGGTATTGCGTACGATGGGCATCTTGGTTTTCTCCCGAAACTTCGATGGGTGGAAGGCCTGCGGAGGTCAGTCCGCAGGCCCAGGGGCCTCAGATGCCGTCGCCGATGGCCACGGACAGAGGGTAGCGATGGATCACGCCGGCAGTCCGGGCGTGACACGGGACGTTGAACTGCATGTTTTCCAGCTGCGGGGCCATGGCCTCGAAGGAGATGGGCAGCTCCAGGGTCAGGTGCTCGGGATCCTTGACGTAGACGATCGCGCGGTTCGATGCGGTCTGTCCGGCGGGGATGTTTCCGGCAACGCCGATGTTGACAGACTCGTTGATCCAGTCGATCTCGGTGAGCCCGACCAGCGCCAGGTTCTCCTTGAGGTAGGCCATCACGGTCTTGTCGCCAGCGGAACCAGTGCGAAGACCAGCGAGGCGGATGTACTCGACCTGCGGCAGAAGCAGCGTGGTCGGGATTTCCTTGCCGTTGGTCGCCACACGCACTGCAGAGATCAGGCCGGTCACGTCGGCGATGATCTGGTCGGGGGTCTTCAGCGACCACAGGGTCGAAGAGCCGGTACCCGTCGCGGGGATCGTGTAGGTGGTGATACCGGGGTACTTGAGCAGGCCGTAGATGCCGACGCTCGCGTCACCAAGCCAAGCGACGCTGTCGATCTTCTCGTTGATCGCACGCTCGGCGGCCATGGCTTCGCGGGCGTCCAACGGCTGTCCGGCCATCTGCGCCCGACGGACCTCCTGGAAGGAGTACCGGTAGGAGGAGCCCAGCGACTTGATGTTGAAGGTCTTCTCCGACCCGTAGGTGTTGGCGGGCGGGAAGTCCGAACCGTAGTCGTTGACCCACTTCGCCGAACCGACGATGTCGAAGTAGCGCACCTTGTAGGAGTCCGCCCCGGGAGGGGCCTCGGCGGACACCGGGATGAACAGCGAAGCCCGCAGGGGCTTGTGCGGGACTTCCAGCTGCTGGCGCTGGATGTAGGTCAGCTGGAGAATGAAGAAGGCTTCCTCTCCGGCGTCCAGGTGGAGCATGGGCGACACGGAGTCGCCACGCGCGCCGTAGAAGCGCGAAGTGACGGCGGCCCGGAGGTCGTCGAGGGTCATTTCCTCGCGAGTGCTGTAGGCCTGGTCGAGGGAGTCTTTGTTCGTGATTTTCATGGGGTTGGCTCCTTATCCGACCAGCGCGACCGGCGACTTCATGACGTCCAACTCGACGATCGAGCCGGAGGCGCCACTGGTGCGGAAGCGGTAAGGGGATTGGATGGTTCCACCGGTGGTGACGTTGGTCCACCACTTGTTGGTGTTGTCCCAGTAGGCGTTCTGGCCCGACTGGACGGCAGCGCCGGCCACGACCTGGATCGCGCCCTCGCGCAGCACTCCGACAACTTCGCCGACGGCGTAGGCGCCGACTGCGATGTATTCCTTGTGCGTGTGGACGGCCACACCGCGCAGGAAGTACCCGGCCGAGTAGTTGAACGCTTGGTTGTCGAAGTTGGTCTGGGTCCAGACCGGGTACCCGAAGGGGATGGCGGCGGCGTCCGCGTTCACCAGCGAGTCGATGAAGTCTTCTCCGTTGACGACGAGTCCGGCGAAGCCGGTGTCGATTGCTCCGTAGGCAGGCATCAGGTGGTCTCCTTTTCACGCTTGTAGGCGTTTTTGAGATCGTCGGCGCGCTTCTGCTTGGCGGCAGCCACTTCGTTGGCCGCGGACGAGCCAAGGGCACCGTCGCTATGGGTGGATCCGCCGGCTTCGGTGGCGGGTTTGCGCTTGCTGAGAGTGGTCACCGCACCATCGAAGCGGGCCAGAACGTATTCGTCGCTCTTGCCCTCCATCGAGTCGGTGGTGTCCAGGGCGATGACGGCGGTGCGCACGGCACGCTCGGTCATCTTGGCGTCGACCTTGGCGCCCAGAGCCTGGGCGGAGGTGAGGAGAGCCACGCGGCGCTGGATGGAGTCCTCTCCGGACTCTTCGCCTTCGGCCTTCTCCTTCTCGAGACGGACGACTTCGGCCTTGGCGGCGTCGAGCTCGCCAGCGGCCTTGTCCACAGCCTTGTTGGCGGCTTCCAGGGCGGCGGTGGCTTCCTGGACCTTGGCGTCGAGGACTTTCTTTTCGGCATGCAGGGCTTCGTAGGCGGAGCCGATGGCCTCCGGAACCTCGAATTCAGCCCCGCTGTCGAGACGGATCTTGGCCATTTTCTCCCCTTTCGTGGGAACTTCGTTGTGGTCGATCTTGATGCCATCCATCCGCAACCGTGCGGCATCGCCGGCACGACCCTCGTCCACGATGGCGACGTGGTTGTAGTGGATGTTCGTCTGCCGGTGGGTGTAGGGGACGCCCAGGTAGACGCCCCTCTCCGGCTTGAGGTCGGTGTGGTAGCCGGCCGAGAGTGCGACCTTGCCCCGGCCGACGTCGGCCAGGGCATCGGCCCGGTGAATCACGATCCCGGTCATGACGTGGTAGGCGTCGTGGGTCGGGGAATGAACGGTGCCGACGGCAAGGCCCTGCACGTTGTTGGGGTCCACGCCCTCGGTGGGGTGGTCGTTTGTGAGGGGCTTGCCGTCGAGCGTCGCCAGGGATTCTGGGTCGAAAACGTCGTCGGGGTGGCGGAGTTCGTACCGCATCGACCCGTCTTCGTTCCGGTAGCCGAAAACCCCGATGTTGGAGATCGCTGTACGGCCCTTCAGGAAGCCCTCGGAGGTCTTCTCCAGCTTCTGGGTCTGCCAGTCGCGGAAGTCGAAGAAGTCGGTGCGGGAGGCACGCTCAGCGGTCGTCACGGAGTCCTTGTTCGCGTCGATGATCTCCAGGATCTCGTTCGCGGCGGTCTCGATCGCGGTGTGCCCTTCGGCAGCGGCCCGAGACTTGGCGGCGATGATGCCGTGGCGGTAGACCTTGCCGTTCTTTCCGAAGGGGTAGGCCCAATGCGCCTTGGTGTCCTCGTCGGTGCCGGGATGGGTTCCGAGATGGAACTTGCCGTACAAGCCCCAGTCGTCACCATCCGCACCCAGGAGCTTGTCTCCGTCTTCCGCTGTGAAGCCCCAAGAGGAGTCGCGATCCACCTTCCCGCGCTTGGCGAGACTCTTCGCGTACTTGACGCCGATGGAGTAGGCAGATACGGCCACGCAGATCTCCTGGAAACGCAAAAAAGGCCCAGAGGCAGGGTTTCTGCGCTCTGGGCCTCCGTTTTCGGTCGGTCCTGCCCGGTTCTCGGGCTATCTCAACAGGAAGCTACTCTCGCGCGCGGCTCTTGGCAAGGGAGTTGCTCAAGAAAATTCTCCCCTAACCCACCGCTTGCTGTAGGAGCCTTCGGCCCTCCAGAAGACGGGGCG